GCTACCTCGCCCAGTTACCTTTTTGGTGCCGAAAGGGTCAGTAGTCGTAGCCGCGGAGGCCACGCCACTCTTCAGAAAATTGCTTCTCTGAAGTCAGTGTGCTCGCATCTGCAGAGATACGAAACCCTAAGGCGGATTGGGGTAACGTCTTCCACCGGATGGTCTTCCTATCCGGTGGGCAATCCTCTACGAATTTGGCCTTCTCGCCATGGCATGTAAGCCACCGCAGGTAGCCAGGTTCACCATCTAAAGGAGGTGATTCAATCCCCCTATCGACGATCACCGGCGCTACGTACATGGGGCAAGCATAGTAAGGCTTGCCTTTGACGTCCTTGTGCCACTTGCTCTTAACGCAGTCAGTGAATCTCTGGTCAAGAACTACCTCACTATCCGGTCGGTAAAAACCGAGTAATGAAGAAGAGCTAGGTACCTCATACCAATTAACAATATTCTTGGTGAGGCCTGCTCTTTGACACTGGATACGAAGGGTCTCAGCCGTCCTCCGGTAGCCCTTGTTATAGAATGCCTCTTCGAGGCGAAGGACTCCTGGTAAGTCTGAGAATCGTAGATTTTCGCGTGCGACTTTGAATCGCACTGGTGTAACTTCATGGCCTTCATAGGCATGTAAACCACACGATTCGCGGAACAAGCTCTGGGAAAATGATTTTGTTTCATTAAATTTCATCCCATATAACGGCAAAAAGTCGTATACAGCTTGTACACATTCACGATTTACGATAATATCATCACCGTAAACGTATATATCCGCAATTTTGTCGCGTGGAACGGCAGAGAATTCCAAAATGGCCTTAATTAAAGCAAAATGCGTAAGGGCCATAATGGGGAAGCAAATAGCACTACCCATCGGAGCTATTTTGCTGATTGGTAATTCATCAACAAAATTCAAACCCCGTACCTTAGGTAGCTCAATAGTTTCGGTGGAACATGCTAGAATATAATCTAGTAATGTACCTGTTCCTCCGAATAGATAAGACACGAGACGTCTGCTTATCCGATCACTTGCTGATGACATATCTAATGTCGCCAGATGACCGGTCTGCGAGGCGTTCAGTGCCAAATCTCTATTGATCTGCTGAGAGGTAAAGTTTACGTACCCTTTGGTTATGGGGTGCGACTCTATTCTCTCGACAAGAGCTGAACGTAGCCCTTGTTGCAGCCATTGTACTTCGTTCTCTTCGATGCATATACCTCGTGCCTTGTTATTCGTTTTTGGTACGAACTTAAAGCGCGAAGTGGGAGCATCTATATTGGGAAGCTGCCTTGCAGCTGGTCGGTTTTGCCGCCTAGCGATATGGTTGATATCCTGAGCTCCGTACAAAGGTTGTACTCTGTACTCGCGTTGGCGAGCGTAGGGTGGTTCATACCACTCACGCAGATTCAGAAGATCGCTAATGTTGAGATAATCAGAGTGGGCAACATAACGCTCTGATTTTTTGCGAGGGGTGTTGGTCGCACCGGGTCCAGGCTTAGGAAGGAACTTCTCCGACTGCTCTGGATCCGATGGATCTAATCCCGACAAAACCGTTGTGATAATTTCACGGCCTCGTCGCGTAATTGCTCGCAGAGGTTCGCTGAGATAATCATAATACTTCAGCTCACTATCAACCTCTATAAACTCTACTAACTGATTATAGAGTACCTCAGGC